ACACGAGCAGCTGTACTAGCAGTAAAAGATATGCCTTCTAATACAGTTGTCTTAACTAGTGGCAAGAAATCTAATCGTGTTGATTTTGATCAATTAAGAGAAATATTAGAACAATGGAAATTAGCTGCATTAAAAGTTGATGCATCTATTTATGTACATATTGAGCATGTCCAAGCTTTTGGTAAACAGTCTGCACCTGCTGCGTTTAACTTTGGTTATGCCGCTGCTATTCCTTTTGCTATCTGTAGAATGTTAGATTTAGAAGTTAGACTTGTTCATCCTGCTACATGGAAGAATCAATTTGGTTTAAAAGCATCAGCTAAAGATGAGGCACGATTATTAGCATTAAAACTATTTCCTTATCTAGATAATCATCTTAGACGAAAGATGGATGTTGATAGAGCCGACGCAATACTTATGGCAGCTTATAAACCGAGGTTTAAGTAATGTTACATTCAGTATTCGAAGAAGTTACTTTGTACTATCTTGGCGGTAACAATGCTATTTATGAGTGGCATATTTGTGTAGAGAATGATACACTAGTTATTAATCATGGTAGATCAAATGGAGTTAAAACTACAACATATGAAGTAATAGATAGGGGTAAGGGTGGTCGCTCTTTATTTGGTCAGATACAATCGCGTCTTAATTCCCGTATCCATACGCAGAGACTGCGTGGATATAAGGATACTATTGAAGAAGCCAGGCTGGGTCGTACTAACGTCTTAGATTTACCTAAGCCTATGCTAGCCCAATCATGGAATAAGGTTAAGAATCTTAACATAGAAGATATGTATGTACAATGGAAATATGATGGCAATCGTTGTTTGATAACAAGACAAGGCGACAAATTAGTAGCTTATTCGCGTAAAGGCAAAGTTATTAAATCTATTGGTCATATTTTAAATGGAATGGACTTACCAGAAGGACTTGTTATTGACGGAGAGCTTTATCACCATGGAACGCCTCTACCTACAATACGTTCTTGGATTTCACGTAATCAACCTGATACATCTAAATTAAGTTTCCATGCTTATGATGTAGTTTTGCCAATAGACTATAAATATAGATTAAGAATGTTAGAACAATTATCATTAGGTAAAGCTACTGAAGTTGCACCAACGCTAAAGATGGAAAATTTACAATTATCAGAAATGATGAATCGTTCTCGACAATTAGGTTATGAAGGTTTAATTCTAAGAAATGAGAAAGGAGGTTATGATATAGGTAAACGTTCTAAGAATTTGATTAAAGTTAAAGTATTCTTAGATGAAGAGTTTGAAGTAAATCAAATGTATCTGTCAGAAAAAGGTATGCCCATGGCTACTTGTCTTATTGACGATGGACGATCATTTGATGTTGTATTACCTGGTACAAAAGAAGAGAAACGAAGGCAATTAGAAAATAAATATGATTATTTAGGGCGGCATTTAACAATAGAGTTTAGTCAATGGACCCCTGATGGTCTTCCTTTCCATGCTGTAGCAAAATGTTGGAGTGATTAATGGACACAAGAATAAATGAAATAATTATCAGACTAAAAAATGTAGAAGTAATGTTGATTGAAATATACCAGTTAGAATCAACAGGTAGACTGCAAGAAGCAATAGACAGATCAATTAAAGTAAATAGTTTGTTGATAGATTCAGGACTTGCATTTAGCAATGTAGCACTAGACTTATTAGCAAAACAAGTTACAGCTACACCAATTTTAAAAATAGTAAAATGAGTAAAAAAGACCCTCCACGGAGGGAGGGCCAAGCGGGCGACTTTTACACAATCACACCAGTACCTCTTCTATAGAGATTTAATATATCAGTAGCACTTAATTCATTATCATAAATAACAAAATCATTATAATATCCTAATGTTCCTGTTCCATTAGCATTAGCAATTGAACTATCATTTGTTGCATAAGTTGAAAGATATGCTGCGGCTGTTCCTGGTCCACTTGAACCTGTACCATCTACCCAATCAATAGCAGCAGCACCTCCACTATTATTTGCTATCTCTGAACCATTTAGATAAAGTTTAACTCCATTTGTCGGATGTATACTAACAACACATTGATATGTATTGTTAGCTGTCATATTAACAATTCCTTCATTTACATCAATAAACGATGCATTACCAGTTCCAATAAGAGCTTGCAATCCATTTGTATTATGACAAATTAAATGAACACCTTTTTTAGCTGAAGCACCATTCCAATCTTTTGGTTCGAGTGATACCAAATAATTAGATCCAGTCGGCGCAGTATGAACAGTGATCCAAATCTCTATTGTCATTTCTGACAATTTCCATTTGTCTGGTAAAGCTCTATAGAACTTGTCACTTGTGGCATTTACATAAGCACCAAAACCAGAACTTAAATTTTGTGATCTATATTGTGCAATTACTGATTGTATTGTAAATGTCTCTGTTCCAACTCTTGGAGTATATATTGTAGTAGTAGCCTCAGTTAGTGGTAAATGATATATTGCATCATGACTATCTATTAAATTAGCATAAGCATATACTGATTTATTATATAAGTCTAAAATTTCTGCGGCAGTTAAAACTTTATCAAAAGCAAGAACGAAACCAACATCTCCATTTGAATTAATATTAGCAGGTGATGCGGCCATCGTACCATTTACTGTATCATTATAACTAGCATTTCTAGTTTGATCTTGAAATGTTGATGCCCAAGAACCATGACCTGTACCATAAACATCAGTATCTTCTAACTTGCCGTTTATGTATGACTTTAGAGTAAATGTGCCGTCAAGGTCGCAAGTACATGCTATCATACAAGCACCACTATTTGCAGTTTCAGTATCACCAAATGTTTGTGATAATCCGCCAACGTTTGCCTTTGGTGCCCACGTCATTCTAAATGTCGTAGTGCTATTCCAAAATAAATCAAATCTATTAGTAGCACCACCTTGAGTAACTTGTAATATTCTGTCATTAGCAGTCCCGCCACTACCCGTTACAAAAACAATATATGTTGCTCCTTTTTTGCCAGTAACAGCATTTCTTATTGATACACCAGTTTTCATATAGCCTGATCCATCAGCTTCTAATGACTTAATATTGTCAGGTGTTACAGCTATTCCTTCTGATGCAGAAGTATATGTTCCTGGAGTAGTATCACTTATTACTTCTCTAGCTGATGATCCTCCAGAATCATCTAAAGGCATAATTAGTTTTGCGCCATAATCAATAGCGGTAGTTATTGCTTTACCCCAACCTCTATAGAAATAGTATCTACTTTTAAAACCACGACCAACTACTGCGCTTTTCTGGTATATATCAATATAGAAATGTCCATATGCTGATAATCCATCTGTCTCTTGATCTGCTCCAAGATAAGTATGTGAATTGGTAGTTACGTCTATATCCGTACCAAGAGCAACTCCATCAGAAATTCTTATGTAATCAAGATCATATAATTCTGAATCTTCATTTAGTGGACCACCAACACCGTCAGTAAGAGTATTATCTCCACCAAGAGAACCACCTTTCCTCGTCCTACGTGTCCAAGTAATATCAGAGTCATATAAATGATAGGTAGTCCAAGTAACAGTATTGTCTGCCGTGGTATCTCCGATATCTGTATCCCAAGTTGGTTCAGTAGTAGCATGACTAGTTCCTGCTGTAGTACAAATATACCTTCGCTTATCATTAGTAGAACCAACCACTACATCAGTTAATGAATAGGCGGTATTTGCTACCCATAGAGCAGGCGCAGGAGCTGTAGCCTCAAGTTGAATTGGGCTATATGGCATGAGTTGCTGTCCGTCTATATTCAATACAGATGAATTTTGGTCAGATACTGCTTCTCCAAAAATAGGCAAACGATAATAAATGTCATTGCCTATTTGTGAATTTTGTAAAGTTTGTCTTTGTATACCTGTAAAACTTAGTTCAATAAGATAATCTTTGGCACCATGTAAAGTTGTAAAGTTATTAGTGCCTCTTCTACCTCGCAATAAATTAGATAATGTGTAAACTTTGTTTGGTGTTGAAGCAGTTAGAGTACAAGTCTCAGCATTTATGTATTCCCATCGTCCAGGCCTACCATAAGCAAAAGCATTTATTGTTGGATCCGCTAATATCGCAGATTTGGTAGAACTTGATAATGTTCCATCATTAACCATAGTTACAACTAAGCTAGTAAGGTCATCCCACTCTTCCCATATAGAATTATTATGAGCATTATTAACTATACCAACTATAGGTTGTGAAGTTTGTGCAAACAAACTTGAAAAAGAACTATCATCAAAAGAATACCACCAAGATGCATTGGTATAAGAGGAAGCATAGGTGAAAGAAGTTAAGTAAGGGCCAGGATGATCATTATCAATATCACGTAACAATGGTCCATCTAATATAAGTATATTTGGTTGAATATTTAATGCTAATGTTCCAATAAAAGCATCAACACCCGGAGCAACTGCGGTTGCAACATAAGATTCGGAATAGTCTAATATTCCTTCACAGCTTAAAATCCAATTAGATCCTTTTGTAATAGCTGTGAGTCTCACTCTATAGTTAACACCACCCTTTGGTATTTCTAAAATATCTGTAGGCTCAAGATAACCATATTTAATAGGTAGAGAAAACTTAAAAGTTTTAACATTAAGCATTTGCTGATGGTATTGATCAGCTAAGTCAAATGCTTGTTGGTCAGTTAGAGCTACGGGTAGCTGAGAAGTATGTTTTGATATATTTTCACCAGTAGCTAAATATGATTGAGCAATACTTTTACTATAAACATTATCACTAGACTGATATTGTATTTCATATACTTTTGGAATTTCTATATCCATTGGTATAGTTATATCAACAATTTCTGCCGGCTTAACATCCCCATGTAATTCTTGTGCGCCTAAATCATCTTCTGGAATTGTTTTTGTGACAGCTCCACCACGAAGAGGAAATTTAAGTTTGTTATCTGAATGAACTCCATCGCCTAAAGCAATGCCTAAAAGTATTTCAATATCTGATCTACCACTATGGCGTGAACCATGAACAAAACTGCCTACATATTTACTAGTAAGTGTAGATACGTCATATTCAGAAGATGGTATATCACATATCTCGCAAATATCAGAAACAATTTCAGATATTGCTATGTTGCCAACACCAATTAAACTTAATTTTCTTTCCTTTATCACATAGTCAAAAGTATCTATTGATCTTCCCCAAACAGAGTTTCTATTTGGATAAGACATTATTGGTGCTTGGCCAGGAGATAGACCAGGATACCATTGTATATTTCTAGTATCTACATGTATACTTCCAACATCATTATTGCTCATGTAGAACCATATTCTTCTTTGTGTTTTTTCAAAACTTAGTTCAGGTTTTCCTGATCCTGTTGGCCAACTTGTTCCTGTAGTAAGAGGTCCGTCTAAAACAAAATCAAAACTATAGTTTAGACTTCCATCATCTGCATCAATAGCCAATATACCTACATCTAATTCTGTTTTAATTGAGTCGTTATTTTGGTAAGTTAACCATATTTCATTTGTATCTTCTATAAATACACCAGGAGCGTTTACATCGCCAATAAGAATATCAACCGCAGATACAGATGTACCTACTACCAACTGCGTACCTGGGCCTGTATGTTTTATTATTACGGCTGTACTGATTAAATCATAAGTTATAACAAGATATTCATCTGCCACTAAAGAAGTTCTTCGGCATACGGAGCCCCAAGTTGGAACGAGATAATCAAGGAGAGTAGCTCTAAGAACAACAGTCGCCCCAAGCCATCCAGTATCTCCAGTTAAAGTATCAACACTGTGAGTTGATTCAGGAGTTAGAGAATTTTTATTAATAAAATAAATATTTACTCCAGTAGTTCTACTAGAGCCTAAGTAATGTAAAAGTGATTCATCAGCTAATGCACAACCTTCATATGGGCCAGAAAAACTACCTGTCTGAACTAGTTTGCCTGATGGATATTCTATTTTATATAAAGTAGTTACAGCATTTGTTGTATGTCTTGCTGCATAAATGAAATGCTCCGGAATTAGATTGGTATAAGTTAAAGGATTTGACCACCAAACAATAGATACAACATCACGAGAAGCACCACTCCAAAGCGGAGCAGTATACTGAGCTGACATATCAGTATAAAATAGAAAGCTGGTATAATATGTACTATTAACACTTGCTCCACTTATAAAAGTATCATCAGTAGGATGACGAATCGCTGGAGTCATATTATTAAATTGATTTGCTAAGCCCGAGTCGCCCATATTCCAAGTATCTAGGTCGCTAGACGCGGTACCTGTAGTTTGTAATTCTGCTTCTATAACTGGAATTCTATTGCCAAATCTTTCTGTTAGATTTAATTTATCAATAACCATTACACATCGCCCTTTAAAAGAAGGGCAATTGTAGAGTCCTACATCTTGTTCAATAAGAGAATCAATTTCATCCGTATTACCTGGATACCAAGAAAATGAAATACCAATATTTAAGTTAGTATTAGAACCAGACGCGTCATAAACTAATTCTTGATTCATCCATATACGTCTTGGTGGATTTTCACAAATAAACTCACCAAAGCATACTGCTAAATCTTGAAGATAAGTATAAGTTGTATGAGAACTACTTGATCCACCTTTACCACCAGTCTTTTGTTTATCAGCAATTTCTTCTGGAGGATTTTTAATCCAAATAGGTTTAGCAGTTAATCGATTACCACCCCAAAGGATGGCCATGTCTGCGCCTTCTACTTCTCCTGTAAAAGTAGAATCCGTTAGTCTTGGACCTTTTGTATCAGTCCCTTCTGGGCCAAAGAATAAACTGCCTACAACGCTGCCTACCATCCAGCCCCATTGAACGGCGGAGATACCCATAAAAGCGGCACTGGTTCCAAAGGCTATTCCACCAATACCTGCACCGGCTGCTGCTATTGCTAATGTGGCCATTAGTCAACTACTCCTTTGAAATCATAAACTCCACGAATACGATTTAACCAACGCTTATCTAATCTAGTTTCAACAACTTGTCCTTCGTCTTCATACCCATGATAAAAAGTATTAAGTCGTTTTGTAATTATGCCCATATGCTGTCCATGCTTACCAAAGCCAAAGAACAATATAGTTCCAGGCAATCTTTGATTTCTATCTTTTTTGACTAAGTTTGCATTAAGAATAGTTTCCATTGTTTTATCAGGGTCTCTTCCATATCTTACTATTGAATCAACGCCAGTTGTATCACATTTTAATTTTTTGCCTGTTAAATAAACATATCCAGCGCAATCGCAACCGAATAAATTTCTACCTTGATGTTCCCAAGGAGTACCAAGTAATGATTGCGCCGCTGCGATAACTTCATATCTTTTTATTTCTTTCATTTAACTGTGCTCGCTGGTGCTGCTATTCTATCTAAATTAGGCAGTTCTGGTTCTCCGCCATAATTTTTTGCGTTTCCATTTGTTTCGGGACTAATTTTAGCTCTACAATCTCCTGTATAAGCTGAGCCCTTAGTATCCGAAGGCATCTTCAATATATGATTACAGCCAAGACTAACTTTAAAAGTGTTGCCTACTTCTATTGTTTTAATTGATTGTTGTTTAGTAGTAAAAACGCCAGCATTCGTCGAATCTTTTATATCTAATTTTTGCCCTATATTTGGACCAGTTAACCATTCCAAAACACCAAACTTATACCAAGAATTAGCTTCCGTAAAAGTTGTGTCTGTAAAAATGTAAGAAGAAGTTATACTAGTCACATCACCATATTTTGTATAAGCTGCATATGTTTTCCATGCGACGCCATCTGTTTCAGTGGTTGTACCACCAGGTGTAGTATTCCAGGTGGGTTCGCCTTCTGTGTCGTTTGAAGTTCCTGCGGTAGTACAAATATATCTGTTGTCATCAGCGGTCGTTGGAGAAACTATATCCCCTTCTGCGTAGACCGTACTGGCTAACCAAACATCTGGCTCAAGTATAACACCACAATTTTCATCGCCTAAAATATAACGACAATAGCGTGAATGCTTACTACCATATTTTTGACTTAGCTTAACTGTTAGCGATCTAAACTCGGCTACAAATGTTGCTTCTAAAACAGTAATTTCGCCTATTGTGCCATAGTCTAATTTCATATCTCCCCAAGCTAAATTTGGTGGAGATACAAGGAATATCCAGACTTTAGCATTTCTAAATTTATCAGATAATAAGTCATCTTCTGTAATAGAAGAATCTTCCATAATACCAATGATGTCCATGTTATCAACTGCTAAACCTTCTTTCTGGTCTATAGCTGTTCTTTCATAACCACCTGCTGCTTTATATGTTGTGCCAGAATAATCAAAGCCAACAGGCCAATCAGTAAAACCAAAAATAGTTCCATCAACTCTTATTATCTTCCAACAAGTAGCTATAAACGGTACGCCGCTTTCAATTTCTGCTTTTAAATTTGCACTTATTGTTTTGCTCATACTCTTATCTCAATAACAGGAATTCGTGTATTACTTATTAATGGTCCTTGTAAACTCATTGGTAATCTATCAATATCAAAACGACAAGGAACATGAAAGTGAAAACCAGCGGTTACTGTATCTGTAGCAGTAAGGGCACTAAAAGACATGACTCCAGTAATATAATTCATAGTAAAGCCAACACCTTCTGTTTGTGGCACACTATTAATTTCAACTATAACAGTACCATTTATTGGTTTAGTTATAGGTCTATATGTTATTTGACCTGCGGTATCATAAGCTTTAATTAAAGGAACTGACGTTTCGCCGCCAACAGCTGACGCAATTAAAGTTTGATCAGTTGCTGATATTGTATCAGTAATATCGCAAGATTTATGATCCATAGGATCTAGGTATTTAAAACCAAATGTTTTACCTAACATACTATGAAAAAACTTAATTACAATATAGCCTAATGCTGGAGTTTTAACACCATATTGTACTTCATAGAAATGTCTGGCATAAGGCCATCCAGGTATACGTTGTTCGTGACCACTTTGTATGCCTTGTACAAAAGTCATAAACATTGGTCCGCCTACACTACCATTTGATATATCTGTAGGAAAAATTGCTGCATCTATAAAAGGAACGGCCATTACATATTTCTCCCAGCCCTTTGAACCATTGATCTAAGCTGCACTTCCATTTGTCCCCTTGACGCATTAAAACTATCTGCGTTAGGTGTTGTTACATTAAAATTAACAATTGTAGTTCCTCCACTTTCTATATTTGGCGTAAAGGTTCCTTTCTTTGTAGGTGGTGTTACATTAATATTTTCTCCCGGTGTTGCTCTAAATGCAACTATTTGGGAATCTGTACCGCCTGTGCCACCAACATCAAAATTACCACCATAAGCTAAACCTGGTAAATTTACAAAACCTCCACCCATCGCCATTGTACCTGGACCACCTAAGCCACTACTTGCTAAGCCACCAATAGCAGGCATAGCAGGTGCAGCACCAAATAAGGCAGAACCAAATCCTGAGCCAAGGAAAGAATCAATTAAGCCACCCCCACCTCCAGGACCCATAATATATTTAGTAAGATTAGTAGCAATAGCTTCTGCTACCATTCTATTCAGCATAGACACAAAACTATCTGCTAAATTATCAAAGTTACCTTCCATGACTTCAAAGAAGAAATTAGAAAAGTTATCTTGCATTCCTTTTGCAAACTCTTCAGATAAAGCTTCCATTGATTTTAAGCCATTATCTGCATTGTCTACAATCTGTCGCCACTCATGTTTCATAACTTCTTTAATTTGTGCATTTGAAGCACCAACCGCTTCTAGTGCTGGTACTACTTCTTCTAGTCTTAAACGAAACTTTTGCTCTAATGAAATAGTCGTAGATAAAAGTTTATGTCCTTCTTGCATTAAAGCTTTTTTCTTTTCTGTTGCTTCACGTCCTGCTTCAACAGCTGCTACTCTTAACCGCTCTTGATCTTTAAGCAAATTCATATTTTGAGATAAAGCAGCAACAGTTTGAATCTGTTCGCGCATTGCTGCGACTTGATTGCGTTGGGCTTGTGTTACAGCTTTAGTTTCTAACTCTACTGCCTTTTGTTCTAAAGCTTGAATTTTAAATTGAGTATTTAATGTATCTAAAGCTAAACCAGTTTTACCGAAAGCTTGGGCTTGCTGCTCTAACTTAAGGATAGTACTCGCAATAGATTTAGCAGCAGAACTATGACCAGTATCAAAAGCTTTTAAAGAAGAAACATAAGCTTTATTGCTTGCTGTACGTCTTATAATTTGTTTTTCTAATTTTTCTTGTTCATTTAATATATTATTAGGCTCTGCTGATGCTACGCCCAACTCCAAGAAATTTTTATTGCGTAGAACTTCAAATTTATGTGATATTAATTTGATATCTCGCTCGACATCATTCATGCCTATTGTGTTAAGTTTAATGTTCAATTCGGTTAGTTTAGCCTTATCGACTAAATCTTGAACAATTTTTTCTATTAATTCAAATTGTTGTCTTGCTAAAGCCGCTGCCGCGTCTACTTCATGTACTTGACCTATTAAGTCATCTGTGCTTAATGAAGTTTGTTCTAATGCAACATTAATTTCATGTAATTCTCTATTTAACTTTCTCGCATGGGGTGTAACGTGCCCAGCTATTCCATTTATTTCATCCCAGACAGTATACTGATCAGCCATATAATCAGCACTCTCTTTTAATATTGCTTTACGTTCAATAAGCTTATCATTTTGAACTTTAACATCTGCTGCTTTAATAGCAATTTCTGTTTGGCCTATATCAGCCATTGTAGTAATAACTTCTTCTAATCTTGTATTAAAAGCATCTGCTCTTTCTGAAGCTTCTTTAAATGTCTTATTTATTTCAGCATTAAGTCTCGTTGCTTCTTCCGTACCATCATTATAAACATAAATTGCGGTTGCTGCTGCGGTTATAGCAGCAATTGCGGCTGTCCAAGGATTCAGTGCTGCTAATACAATTAAGCGCATCAATAAATAGTCAACTCGGAAAGCTAGTGCTTTAAATCCTTTTTTCAGCATATTTATTGCTTTCATTAAGCCACCTGCGCCTAACAAACCTACTAATGGTTTTAACTTGTCGCCTAAAGTAATAAACGGAGCAGCAAAGCTTTTCAATCCTTTTTTAACCCATTGAAATGCCTTGCCTAAAGCTGCAAATGCACCACCAAGTCCCGCTGTTCCTATTGTACCAAGCATAGCCATGCCAGCCACATTAGCAAAATCAAAACTTTCTTTTAATTTATTTAGGCCATCAGAAGCAGATGTAGACGCATCTGCTATTGCTGTTGTAGAATCAGTGACAGATTGAAAAGTGTCACTGACCATTGTTGCTGTTGAAGTTACTCCTTCTAAACTTGAGCTTAATTTCTCTATTTCTGTGCCTAGCAAATCTGTGGCGGGCAACCATTCGGCAAAGGCTCTTACCCATTCAGCTACCATGTCTAAACCTTTACCTAATACATTACCTACAACATGGCCCATCTTCATACCAAGTTGTGTCCAAGCATTAGTAAAGTTTTCTAATGAAGCACTAAACTTCTTTAATGCAGTCGGTAATAAACCGATAGTACGCTCTCGTAATAACTTACCTAAATTTTCTACTAACTCAATTGAAACAACATTACCATTAGAAACTTCTTTTATAAACTTACCTAATTCATCTTTACCATAGCCCATTGCTTGAGCTGCTAAGTTCAAAGCACCAGGAATATGCTCACCAAGCTGTCTACGGAGTTCTTCCATCGACACTCGACCTTTGGATATCATCTGCTCTAAAGCAAGGAACATACCTGAAGTACGTTGCTGATTTAAATTAAGAACACGAGCAGCAATAGCAAAGCTCTCAAATGTATGTGTTGCTTTTTGTACTGACAGTCCAGCTATTGTCGCAGAGTTAGTAAACTTAGAATATTCTTTAGTAACAGCTGCTATTGACAGTTTTAATCTAACCGCAATGTCAATTGATGTATTTAATAGTTTTGCCGCTTCACCTTGTGATCCTGTTACAAGTTGTAAGGCATTTCTAAAACCTAACATATCACTTGCTAATTGAGGTGTATGTTTTAAGAATTGAACAAAAGTTGAAACTAGCCCACCAATAACACCTGTTAGTCCTCTTGCTGCTGCTTGAAATAGGTTAGCAACAGAAACACCTTCTTTCATGTTCTGTTTAGCTAATCGCCATGCTGCGCCTAATTTATTAACTTGACCGGCTTGATTTAGTGCGGCTATACCTAACCGTTTACTACTGTCTGCTAACTTAACACCAGTACGCAAAGCTTCCTGATCTACTTTAGTTTTATTCTTTCTGGCTAGTTCTGCCCTTTTAGTAGCTGCGGCTTGTTCTTTCATCGCCGCGGATACAGCTTTGCTCCCGCCTAAAGAAGCAGTAGAAGAAAGAGATGCGGCACTAGTTCGTTGTAAATTCTTGTACAGCTGCTGTATACTTTTTAATTTGTTGAGCGAATCTTGTGCTTGAACTGAACTATTTAATTTGGTCCAGAAATTCTGTTGAACTTGCTCTTGTCTTTTTAGTGACTCTCTTTCCGCACGTGCGAATTCTTCACGAGCTCTATGTCTATTTTGTAGCTGTGTCTGTTGCTTGGCCAGATTTTGTTTTCGTATACTTTCGAGAGAAGCACTATGTCGTCTTAAAGCTTCTTGTTCTTTTTGATATTGTTTTTGAATCTTACTATAGTAATCAGCTCTTGTCTTTTCAAAATCACCTTTTGGAACAAAACTTGTTTTAAGGCCTTTTGAAGAAAAGTCTAAGCCACTACTTGTTTTAAGTAAGGAAGTCTGTAATTTATTAACTTCAGAAGTAAGAGCTTTAATATCATTTTTAAGAGTTTTACCTCCTTTACTCGACATGCTAGTAACATGCGCAAAGCCTAAACCAACTTTCTCAATATTCTCTCTAAGCTTCTCAGAGGAAGATTTAAAGTCAGTTGCCCAGTCTATCCCAGACTTACGCATCTGGGTCATAACAGTATCGACTGTAGTTAGTTGTCGACTTAGATCACGTAAACCTTGTTCAGCTCTAAGCTTATCGATTTCTACGCTTACTTTGATTTGATCTGTCATGTTTTTTCCTAAGCTTTGATTGATACTTCAACATAGCCTCATCCATCGCTACGATGATTCTAACAAATTGATCTAATGCACACATAAGATCAAAATAATCAGAGAAGATCAACATCTCTGATACAGGGATCATGCCTTGGGGCTGTCTCGACGATTCTAGCATTCTAAATGTATTTAGAAACCAAACTACAATCTCATCCCTCGCTGGACTCAAGTCATCCAGGGGAGAGGATAAACCTCTCTCCTGGCGACTTTTATAGAATTTGATATCCTTACCATATTCTAAGTTCCATTCAAGCAGCCGTATTACTCCTTTGTGATTTGTTCCTCATCTTCTTCAAGGTAGTTATTAATATCATTTGCAAAATCAGTAATAAAATCACGGCAGTCAGAATCATTTAGTAATAACTCAACTGCGTTCTCTTTCGTATATGCTACGTTGCCCGGAAATGTATCTTTATTCCAACCTAGTAAAATTCCTTCAGCTAATGCTTCACAAAGAAGACGATCGCTAGTATCATCGTCTAAAGTATTATTTTCAACTTCTTTTTGATAAGGCTTAATTAACTGTCGAAATACATACTTATACTTACTATTATTCATGCGTGCAACTAACAGTTCTACTCCGCGATATATAACTTTAGCGCCTAATTCTGCCTTATCGCCCACGGGTGTAATCTTTAACATTTTATTTTCTCTCCAATTATTGGATGGCCTCACAACTCACAGTCGGATCTGGGAGGATGAATTGAGTGCATAGCCATTGCGTCCGAATTTAACTAATTAAGCATCAATAAATGTGAACTGAATCATTGTGTCAGTTGTAGCATCGCGTAATGCTCGTAAGGAACCACTTTCCATGAGGAAGTTATCTTTACCATCTACTGGTTCTGATAGTTCTTCAAATTTACATTTAGGCATATACATAACAATCTGATTGCCTGATGCATCTTCCAATGTGAATGCCACACTGAAGTCTGTAGCCTGCTTATATAAATTATAAACAGTTGTATCTTCAAAGTACAGTTCAATATCGCCTGTAATTTGTAAACTAAACGGTACTAGATCAACAGCACCTAATGTACCAATTGCTTCTGCTTGGTTAATTTGATTGTCAATGGCTAAGTTAAGAGTTTTAAACTCAACGCCAGCTGGCAAACCTGTAATATCAATACTAGTAATGGAACTAACAGAATTCATAATATCGTAAGCAGGAACTGCGTCGACACTTTCACCAGAAATAGCGGTGGCAGTACCTTCAGATGTCATACCTACAACATTCATATCGCCATTAAGAATTGAGCCTGTCTCAAAATTAAATGACATTGTATTAATCATGCAACCACGATAGTAGAATAAAGCAACTGTTCCACCAGGCGCATTCATTTGCTTACGGAAACTATAAGCCTCAGGTACTTCTGCGCCGTTTCTGATAGTTACTGCGTCGATATCAATTGCTGGCGTTGCACTTTCGTCTACTAAAGTTGCATCAACAATTAAAGAACTGGCTCCAACTGTTACCACACGGAAGACACCGTTATTAGCTGGATCAGAGAAACCAGAAATGCGCACAAAGTTGCCTACGACAATACCTTCAGTAACAAAGTTTGTTGTAGACGATGTATACTCACTAGTTGCATTAACAGCAGCAATATCTGTAGCGGCGCTGACAGCGACAGTAACCGCGGCTGTGCCTTGTAATAAAGATGTTAACAGAGGTTTGTAAGGGGCATAACTCAATTCATATGCGCAATCACCTCCTACAGTTGAGTTGACCACTACAAGATCATCAGTTTGACGATCTGAGCGGATAACTTCAGATACAGCAGTATCGATTTGATCACCCAAACCTACACTGGTAATCGGAAGCCGTTGAAAAGTCGGGGTAACAGGTGTTGTGCCCCTTGTGACTTCAGCAATATATGCGAAGTCTACATAGTTAGTTGATGGGATTGCCATTCTTAATTCCTCTCATGAGACCAATAATTAGTACGTACGTTTAGTTGAAACCAACCGTGACCTTCGTCACCTGTTCTCTGAACATCAGAGGCATAACATACAATGTCATCAAATTGCGTATTACTGAACATTGCGTCCAACATTTCAGCTAGTTCGTAAGCGCGGCCTGTTCCGGTAAGTTCTGCTGTAAAAATTTGTATCCAGAAAATACCGTAATGTATTTTAGATTTACCTAAGTTACTATTAGTAGTAGTTGAAGGTATTAAGGTACATCTAATCCATTCTATTCCTCTAGTCGGGACATAATCATCATTATCCCAAGCAATATCTGTCTCAGTCCACGTAGCCATACGCTGACTGAATGAGTTATTTATTTCTGTCCAATTAGGCATAGCGAATAATCACTTTATCAATTGAAAGTTTAATAAAACCAGAAGGAGCTTGTTTAGATGAGCCCCCATCTAATTCTAAGATATAAGGAGCAGTATTGGCTATATACCATTTTGTCCAGTTTCTTATATATCTATCTAAATTAGGTAAAGGAGGATAGCCATAAGTACCGTCAGGAATTTCTTTAGTAAAAGGACTACCTGCTGATATTTTCCAACTATATCTTGCTTTACCAGTTTTAACTGGAGTTGTGTTAACTAATTCTGTCCATACATCAAGCATGAACTGTCTAGTTTTAACATTAACAATTTTACCTACATAATTGCCAACATCACCAAATGTTTTAGCATTTAACTTCGGCATTGTAATGTCCATGCTGCATGTGCTGGATCTTGCCTGACTTTAATTATTGTATAGGTTATGTCAGAAGTTACAATGAATGCTTCCATAATAGGTATGACAGCTAATTCATGTTGCAAGATTGTGATTTTTGAATCTGTTGGGAGTACATTAGAGTCTCTAAATAGTTCTTTTTTAAATCGTCCAATAACACCTCTAGTAGAATAGTCTGTACTTGTTTCGCTTGTTGTATTTGTATTAGTGTCGATTGTACGATCAACAATCCTATAGGTAAATGAAGTTACAGCATCTGCTAAATCAGTATCAAATGCTTCTGCTAAATCTGTTTGTAAATCGTCTCGTAAGCCCATGTCATGCTCTTATAAGTTGAACGATACCGCCGCTAAAAGGACAAAGGTTTTTAAGTATACCTTTTACAGTATTAAGCGATTTAGGTTTATTACTTTTAGGCGTAGAAAATACCTTTTTACTCCTTATCCCTTCTGCTTCCACTTCTTGCTCTTGAATTTTTACACCAGAATCAAAAACAGTATTATCTGCGACATAATCCGAAGCTAATAATGAGTTAGCATATTTTAATTCGTCAGGAATTACATCTACATCAGATAAGTCACAGCTAAAGGTTATATCAATATAATAGCGTCCTGCTAACAAACCATCAGCTTTAACCTCATCTGTAGCATCTTGCCATGCTGTATTATTTTCTAAATAAGCATCTGCTTCTGCTATTGTGGCGTAGCTCTCGGTAACGCCTAAACTAATCGCCATTTTATGCTCCTAACAAATTTGCATGAACTTTAAATTTATCTGTGTCACTATGCCACTTACCAGTTGGCAATTCGACATAGCCCTGAACTTTCCAATTACCTAGCTCGTCAAGATCATCTAATACAGTTGTATAGCGTGCTACACCATCTGTAGCTGCGCCAAATACAACGGCTGTTTTAGTTACAAGTGTTCCACTGGGTTTTAAAAACTTAAATTCTAGAACTGTTGCACCAGTAAGATCTACTGGAGTTGTTACAACAGGATCAACTGTTGTATCACAATCAGTAAATTCAATCTCAAAGATTGTACCAATGTCACCTAAATGAATTTCAGCACCACATGCGGCCATCGTCACATCTCCACGTTACTGTTAAATATTCTCTGGATACTTAGCGCTAATGTCTTTTTGCGCATAGTGCTTAATTTAAATTCTTTCTTCGATTCAATACTTAGGTCATATTTAACAGTTTGCACTAAGCTAAGCTTGAATTCTATTTTCTTCTCAATAGATAGATCAAAATGAACTATCTCATTATTTATATAATTATATCCATGGCCTAAGCCTTCACCTTCTTCATTATCGCCTGTACCAATAAAGTCAGCAATAATTTGGCCAGCATAAGTTGTTCCTGCTGCTGTACCTGCTTGGCCTTCATCAATAAAATCAAGACCAAGTATACCACTATAACCTTGACCTGAACCTACTTCATTCTGTCCTACTAAGAATTGATCTCTTAGATCGGTACCATCTTGCCCTTGCCCATCGCCTGTTTCTTCTTGTCCTTTTGGACTTACACCTAAAGCTATAATTCCAGTGTGAGTAGAACCAGAAGCTGTACTATTTAGTCCTGTACCAGTAAAGGAAATAACACTTCCAAATATACCAGTACCACTTTGTCCTTGACCAGCTCCAACTTCTTCCTCACCAGTAAGGACATGACCATTAACAATTGATCCAGCGTAGCTTGTGCCTGATCCAACTTCTTCATCACCAATACCAATAAATGGAATTGTATCAGAAGTTGTTAAAGTTCCTACATGCCCAGTACCTGTTGCTGTTTCATTCTGGCCTACGTCAATAAAATCTAATACAATTTGGCCAGCATAGCCTGTGCCATTACCAATTCCAGCTGAACCACTATTTGGCGAGACATCAAATGATACAGATCCACCCCAACCTGTACCATTACCAACTTCATTTTGGCCTACAAGTACTAAGCCTTTATCTAGTGATCCAGCATGACCAATTCCTGAACCTACTTCTTGATCACTTTCGCCAGTAAAGCCTAATGATAGTTGTCCTGCTCTACCAGTACCAGAACCAACATCTTGACTTCCATTTCCTCCATTATAATCAGCAAGTAATGTTCCCGCTCGACCAGTTCCAGTTCCAACTTCTTCATCACCAGAATCTACAAAAGATACTGAGTCTGAAGTTGTTATTGTTCCTACAAATCCTGTTCCTGCTCCAACCTCTTGCTGACCAGTTCCTTTAAAATCAAGAACAATAGAACCAGCTCTTCCTGTGCCTGAACCTACCTCTTCTGATCCTTCACCTAATAGATCATGTGCCGCTGTACCAGTATATCCAGTACCTGTGCCAACTTCATTAGTTGATAAACCAATAAAGTCAGCGATAATACTTCCATCTTGACCTGTGCCATTACCAACTTCATTAATCCCTGTATAATCAATATTAACAGAGAATATACCAATTTGGCCTGTGCCAGTCGCAACCTCTTCGTTGCCATCACCAACAAAATCAGCAGATATAATTCCAGCATGACCTATGCCAGAACCAATTCCAGCCAAGCCACCATTAGGCTTTACATCAAAAGATGTTGAACCTCCCCATCCAGTACCACTTCCTGTGCCTTGCGATCCTTGTAATATCTGATCTCTTATTGATGATCCATTTTGGCCAGCACCAGCAGCTATTCCATTAGTTGCTGTACCAATGAAATCAATAGCATTAGACCCGACATAACCTACGCCAGAACCAGTGCTATTAACTCCAGACACAATATAGTCGGCAACAATTGTGCCTATGTATCCAACTCCCCCACCATCCTCATATGAGCCTTCACCTATAAATGCTCTAGTCAGCGTACCACCGTAACCGGTTCCTGACCCTACATCCTCATCACCCTCGTCTATGAAATCAGCAAGGACAGTGCCGGTGCGTCCAGTTCCTGCTGCCGTGCCTGTAGCACCAACACCAGAGAAGCCAGTACCTAGGGTCAGGGTTCCTGCGTATCCGGTCCCTGCTCCAACATCTTCATCACCCTCATCAATAAAGTCGAGAATGATCTGGCCTACGTGGCCTGTGCCTGTGCCGCTCCCTGCCGATCCGCTGTTTGGGGTAACGTCAAAGGATACTGCTCCGCCATATCCGGTACCTGTACCTGATCCTTGTGTACCTTGTAGGAACTGGTCACGTATTGTGGACCCGGCATATCCAATACCTGACCCTACTTCATTAGCAGCTTCACCCTCAAAATCAATTGCTTGAGTACCGGCATTACCTGTACCGACACCAACGTCCTGTGCGCCAGTGCCAATATAGTCTGCAGCTATCTGACCAGTTTGGCCAGTGCCCGCTCCAGTTTCATCGTCACCTATCCCCGTGAAGTCTATAAGGGTAGTAGTGGTGAGCTGGCCAACGCGGCCAGTACCTGCACCGACTTCTTGTGCCCCTGTATCGAAGAAGCCAAGAACCTTCTGCCCTGCGTACCCAACGCCAGCGCCTACTTCCTCGTCACCTGTACCTGTGAAATCAATAAGTGTTGTTACACTTAGCGTTCCTGCCCGTCCTGTGCCTGCTCCGACTTCTTGAGTTCCTGTCCCTTTGAAATCGGTAGAGATAGTTCCTGCGCGGCCAGTACCTGCCCCAGTTCCATTGGT